TCAAAATAAGGCATAGGCGGTAAAAAAGTGATACAAAAAACAATCAACGCAAATAAAGGACTTACGAACGTTTTTAGGGCTGGTTTTTGTATTGTGAAAGCAAAAGTAAAACCCCCGTATTTCTGGTACTCATCCTCATTTTTAGCCTAAAAACGCGGTTTTACTATTTAACGTAAAATAAGGACTTACGTCAATAAAAAATAATCAACGTAAAATAAGGACTTATGTCAATAAATGCAAGGTAATACAAAACAGTCCAGACTAACACCGGCAATGCTTGACACTCTACCTGATGGAGTAGTAAGACCACAGGTTCAGCCGGACGATACAACAGTCAGTATGAGTGCTCCGGAGCTGCACTGCAGGGTATCATCGGCAGCAGCCTGGCGAGACTGTCCCGAGTATGCAGAGATAATTTACAGACTACTTATATACACAATCGAACAGCTCAGACAGATGGATACCACAATCCCACTATGGCGGTACGCCATGCAGTAATACAAGGTCAAATATATTATGAATGATAGCGCAAAAAAAGGAGGTAGGGGGGGGGGGCAAAAAAACGCGAAGCCCCCCAAAGGGACGGGGCGAGCTTCTGTATTATCTCCTTCTACATATTTCATTGGTTTACCAATACGGGACAAAGCTGACAGGTTATAACTATAATATATAATAGTTTATTGATATAATTTATTGGTATATTGGATGTATTTATATTTAATTTATTTTTCTTATAATTTTTCGCTTGACATAGTTTACGAGTGGGGATTACATATATATTGTAGATACAGGATGAATTAAGGTTACATTGTAATGGCAGAAGATAAGGCAGAAGATAAACAAGTAGGCACAATATCGAACACGATACCAAACACGGTATTACCGGTATTAAACGACCCGAAGTTGAATGAGAAGTTAATGCAGGTAGACGCTGGTTATTGGGCAACGAGTTGTCGCATACGTTTACAGGCGGGTGTATTTAGGTGGCGGGGTTTTGAGTATCAGATTGAGCCGATGTCTTCGACGTCACGTCGGATATGTTATTTGAAGGCTCGTCAATGTTTTGGTGCAACGATAGACGAGGTATTAAAAGACTTACATGGTATGATAATGGGCAAATACAAGTTAGGTGTAGCCCATATATTTCCAACGAATGACGAGGTTGGCGAGTTTAGCAAGTCGATTTTCAAGCCTTTGATAGCGGCTAACAAGACTTTCATAGGCAAATATGTAAAGAATGTTTCTGGTAGTACGGATACAACATCTTTGAAGAAGGTACGGGACGCGTTTTTATATTTACGTGGTGCGCGGTTAAGCCAGAAGATTGGTGATTCTACGGAGGGTACATCGTCCAAGACGGCTGGATTTTCGGTTGACAAGGTAGTTTTTGATGAAGTTGATTTCATGGACTCTGAGGCTGTTGTCAAATACATTCAGAGTATGGGCATGTCTTCTCACAAGCACGAGGTTTATTTGGGCAATCCTTCTCACGAGGATTTTGGTATAGATTTAATATTCAAGTCTTCTGACCAGCGGCATTGGTTTAGAAAATGTAGTTGTGGTCATTGGACATGTGCTGAGGAGAGTTTTCCGCAATGTGTAAAGATACGAAAAGACGGCACTGGTTATATAGGGTGTGATAAATGCGGCAAGGAGTTACCTGCGTGGTCTGGCGTAGGTTCTGCCGAGTGGGTACCCAAGTTTCCGGAGAAGTCTAATTATATGCATGGTTACATGGCAAGTCAGCTTATGACGTCATTTAACGACCCTGCTGAGATACTTGAGGATTTTGTCAATCCGCCTTACGGCAATCTTGCGGATGTTTACAGATTAAGATTAGGCAGGGCATATTCAAGTAAAGAAGAGAAGTTAAGAAAGTCTGACGTTTTGGCATGTTGTGGTAATGACGCTCCCGCGGACAGGCATATGGGGCCATGTGCTATGGGTGTTGATGTTGGCAAGATAAAGCATGTAGTTATCGGGTTCAAGGCAGATAATGAGAGGTATGAAATAATACGGACATGTAAAGTTGAGACTTTTCAAGAAATATTTGATTTAGCTAAGCGATATAATGTAAAAAGTGATGTAATTGATATTAGACCTTATGAGGATGAGGCAAGGGTTTACCAGAACGCATCTAAACATAAAACTTTTCTTTGTGAGTACAGTGATACTCAGATGATGGGTTCTCATTTTGATGATAAGACTGGGATTGTGAAAGCGCATAGAACGGGCATATTTGATAGTACGCACAGATTGATTGTTGAAAAAAAGATACGTTTGCCGCGGCAATGTCCCGAGGTCGATGAATTTGCTCGTCAGTGTTGTAATTGTGCGAAATTTGAAGAGAAAGACAAGCGAAAAGGTACTATATTATTTAGATATAGGCCTACTGGTGATAGACAGGAGCATTTTAGAAATGCTTTGAATTATTTTGTTTTAGCTGCTTCAGGTCATCGAATAGCAACTATTTATAATTCTAAGATTATACATCCACAATTTATCGATACTGATTATGAGAAGATTTAAGATGACAGCAGAAGAAGTAATAAAACTAAGAGACAGAGAGTTACTGGCTCAGAGTAATATAAGAAGTTTATGGCAAGAGACTGCCGAGAGGATGTATCCTTATGTTAATATAAATTCTTCATCTGTAGCTGGTTCTAAAAGAAATACTAATATTTATGATTTGACTGCAATGTTAGATTCAGAAGATATGGTTTCTGGATTAAAGCAAATTTTAATACCGTCAGGCCAATTGTTTTTTGCTATAAAGACTTCTATTGGAGTTGCAACTGACCCTGTACGAAGATACCTTTCAATGTTGACGGAGGTTTCTCACGAAGAGATTTTCAAAAGTAATTTCATAACAGAATTAGATGAAGTTTTAAGGTCTTTGATAATTTTCGGCCTTGCCAGTATTTATTCAGAATGGACTATTCAAACTGGATTAAATTACAAAACACCAATAATAGGCACATATCAATTTATTGAAAATAGTAAGAAGTTAATAGATGGTATCATTATAACAACTGAATATACTCCTTTTCAGGCAAAAGAAGAATTTGGCGACAATGCAGGTGAAGAAATATTGAAGGCCGTAAATGAACCTGATAAAGCAAAAGAACGATTTAAGTTTATATATCTTATAAGGCCGCGAGAAAATATAAATCCGAATTTATCTCAAACATATTCTAATAATATGCCATGGGAATCAATTATAGTAAATGAGAAGGAAAAGTTAATAGTTGAAGAGGGTGGTTATCCCCAGTTTCCATATCATAGCGCAAGATGGAAGAGGCCTGGTAATGAGAAACACGGTAGAGGCATTGGCACCGAGATGCTTCCTCAGATTAAATATCTCGATAAATTAAAAGAAGATTTTGTTGATGTTGCGAATTTTCACGCTAAACCGCCATATCAAGTACATGAATCTGTAGAAGGTTCAATAAGAATAGTTCCAGGTTCCAGAGTAACAGTGAGAAACATGGATGATATAAAAGTTCTTGACCAGCGAATGATTGGTAATTTTCCTGTAGTAAAAGATATTTTAGCAATGGAGCGGGATGTAATTCATAGAGCATTTTTCAGAGATGCATTTTCGCCATTGCAGGATTTGACTGGAGATAGAAGGACTACTTTAGAGATAAGAGAGCGCATCAAGCAAACATGGCACAAGATTGGCCCGCCGGTAGCAAGGGTATGGTATGAATTGCTTGACAAATGTGTTACCAGGAGTATTTTATTACTTATTCGTAACGGAGTTGTTGAACAGCCTCCAACCGAATTACAAGGCGTAAATTTTGGTATCGAATTTGTTGGCCCATTTGCGCTTGAGTTAAGAAGTCAACAAGCCAAGGCGTTTCAGGAATGGGTTGCATTTGTCGGCGGTATGGAAGAGATTTTTCCTGGCGCAACTGACAATGTCGATTCGGACGATGCTATTATGCGTATGGGACGGACTTTTGGTGTTAATGCAGAAGATATGGCTACCGAAGAGGAACGGGAAGCCAAACGTGAAGCACGTCGTCAGCAGCAAGAGCAACAGTTGGCTTTGCAAGCCGCGCAGACTGGCAGTCAGGCTTATCAAGGTGCTACCAAAGCACCTGAGTCCGGTAGTCCGGCAGAGTTGTTAATGGGAACATAAGGTAAAGGAGAAGAAGATGCCCCTCAAAGAAGGTAAAAGCAAAAAAACAATTAGTCGTAACATACGGGAAATGATTAAATCAGGTCATTCCAAAAAGCAAGCAATTGCCGCAGCATTAAGTACGGCACGAAAATCAGGTGCTAAAATACCGAAAAAGAGAAAAAGATAATTAAAAATGGATGAGACAAAAACAAGAGCAGAGATAATTGAAGAGCGTGTAATTGATTTTATGCACTCTTTTGGTACGCCTAATGGCGAGAGAGTCCTTGCTTATTTGTCAAGATTTTGTCTTGAAAATAGTTCTACTTTTGTTGAAGATTCAGAAAGAAAGAGTTCTTTTAACGAAGGTGCTCGTTCAGTAATATTAGAAATCAGGCATTGGCTTGATTACGATTTAACTAAATTAAATAAGGAGTAAATTATGAAAAATGGATTAGCTGAGACCTCGCAAGAGACTATCACGGCCCCTAAAATGTATGTCGAGATGGAACAGGAAGAGAATGTAGCAAGAGGATATGTAATGGTTACTGAAATTCTTGCGTATAAGGCCACCAAGGAACCGAGGAGATATACTCCCGAAAGACCTGGCCTTAAAGGTGAAATAATGAAGAACAAAGACGGAAAAACAATGTATGTAGAAGTTAGTAGTAAGCCGTATTTTTGTCAAACAAAGGAACAGGAAATTGTATTTATACAGAATCACCCAGGGATGAGAATAGAAACACATTCTATTCAACTATTAAAATCTACGGCAATTAAGTATATAAATTCGCCAAGAAACATGGAAGCATTTAAGGAGAAGGAATAATGGCTGACCCCGTAACAACTCCAGTAACCGAACCGGTAGCAACTCCGACAGTAGCAACTCCGACACCTGAGCCATCTAATTATTTTGGCAGTGATGGAACCTTAAATGATGGATGGCAGACTACCTTGCCTGATGGCTATAAAGATGAAGCAAGTCTAAAAACTGTAAAAGATACTAAAGTTTTAGCTAAAATGTTCGTTGATACGAAACGAATGGTCGGTAAAAATACAATTGCTATTCCTTCTGATACTTCAACTGAAGAAGAATGGGCGGAATATTACAAAGCAGGCGGCAGGCCTGAAACAATAGAAGATTACAATTTGAAACCACCCGAAGGATTAGACGAAGATATATCAAAGACTATTTTTCCTGAAGGACGACTTGCAAAATGGCAAGAAAGATTTTACAAGAATGGTATAAGCAAAAAAGCGGCAGACCAACTTATTGCTGATTTTACTCAAGATATTCTTTCTGATATACAAGCGAGGGCACAGGCTGAAGAACAGAAAATGACAGAACTTGTAAGTGCTCTTAATAATGAATATGGCGCTGCTTATACTCAGAAGTTACATTTTGGTGATATTGCGGTAGAAGAAGGAACGCATGGCGACCCTGAATTCAAAGAAAGACTTGCACCATTGAGAAAGAATCCGGATTTTATAAGGCTTATAGTGAATCTTGGTGAAAAATTTTCAGAAGGAAAATCACCCAATTTTGCCAATATTCCAACGCCTTCGGATTTACAAACTCAGATAAACGAGCTAATGGCGAACCCAATTTTAACAAATCCTCAGAGTACGGTAGCGCAAAGAAAAGTAATAATGGATAAAATTATGGATATACGCAAAAAAATGCCAGCTAAGACTACCTGAAAAGGCCTTTATTGGTATAATATTTGAATAGTAGTCGGATTAGCCTTTAGGCCCCGAAAAATCGTAGTATTCTACGCTCCAGCCGGAGTATCGGTAGGATTTGGCCTGATTTTTTCAGATTACCAATCTGTGAAAATTAAAACTAATTTGAAAGGTTAATTCGATGAGTTTACAAATACCAGTTGCTTTTGTTGACCAGTTCAAGGCTAATATCATGCTCTTGTCGCAACAAAAGCAAGCGAAATTGCGTGGATGTTGCAGACTTGAGCCAATAACAGGCGATACAATGTATGTGGAAATTATCGGGCCTAAGGATGCTCAGCCCCGTGGTGCAAGGCATGGCGAGACTCCTATTTCCGATGCCGACCATACACGTCGAAAATTATCAATGGCGGACTATGTGGTTCCCGCTGATATAATCGACAAGCCCGACCGTCTAAAAATGCTTATAGACCCTCAATCTGTCTACGCTCAAAATCAAGTGTTTTCTTTGAATCGTCAGGTTGACGATGTAATTATTGCTGCTCTTGGCGGCAATGCTTACGAGGGACATACAGGCGGGACTACAGTCGCTTATTCAGATGTAGGCGAGTGTAGAGTAGTTGACTCGGATGGTACTATTGCTGCGGCTGGCACAGCACACTCAGATGCTACTGAAACAGGTCTTACTATCGCCAAACTTCTAACTTGTAAAGAACTTCTTGACGATGCAGAAATTGATGATGACAGGCAGCGTTATTTTTTAACTAATCCGCACAATATCAATCAGTTGCTTAATACTACCGAAGTTAAAAGTTCGGATTATAATACAATCAAGGCTTTAGCGCAAGGTAAAATTGATACTTATATGGGTTACAAATTCATTAAAAGTACGAGATTGGCTACCGGCGCTGATACTGCTGCAATTCGTAGTTTTGCTTTTGCTCAGGATGCGATTGTTTTAGCTGTTGCAGAAGAGCCGACTGTTAGTATTGACTTGCGTCCCGACCTATTAAACTCCACTCAGGTATATTCGACCCTGAGCATAGGTGCAACCCGTGTCGAAGGCCCTGCGGTAGTTTCAATTGAATTGGATGCTGCATAATCTTGAAAGGAGATTAAAATGAGTAAACAATTTCCATATCCTTCTAATCCTGTTATCTGGCCTGCTCGGCCCCATGACCATACTGGTGACAATAACTTAGGTCTTGCTACTAATGATGCAACCCAGAGATTTACTTGTGGGACAAGACAAATAACTTGGGATGGAAGTATCTATAAATATTGTAAGGCCGCTTCTACTTACACGTCGTATCAAATGGGCGTGTGGGACGAAGCAACTGGTGCTGCTGTAAGTTATGAGGCCATTGGTGCTGCGTCTCCTGCCGGTTCAAATGAGGTTACTATTACAGAGGGTTCAATTACTGAAGACCAGTATTCTGGTGGTTACATCACTATATTTCACGCAACCGGTGCTGCGCAAGTATATGGTATCCAGGGCAATGAAGCAACATCTGGCACTACAACTAAATTATTCCTTGACCGTCCACTTTCTGTAGCAATTACTACATCTGACAATCTGGAGCTTTGGGCGAATCCGTATTCTGCTGTAAAGCAGGGCAATTCAGGCGGAACGCAAGGCTTTGTAGGTATTCCGTTAGCGTTGCTTACGGATAATTATTATGGTTGGATTAAGACTCGTGGCCCTGCATTTGTTGCTCCTCAGTCCACAGTTGGTAATGCGTACCTTGGTGGTTGTTGGTGGCGGCATGATGGTTCAGTTGATGTTCACGGTAATATCGGAACCTACGTAACCAGCCAATACGCTGGGTATGTCATGGCCGGAGATGCTTCAGGTGATGGCCCGTTGATTATGTTGCAAGGTGCTTATTAGAAAGGATTCCTCATGACTATGTTTGACGAAAATGGCAAACGGGTTGTCCCCAAGGACAATAAAAAGAAGGGCAATAAAAAGTCTGACAAAAAGGACAAAAAGAAGTAAAGGGGATGGGGAGGGAGAAATCTCTCCCCATTTTTTATGCAAATAATAACCAAGCGACATAAAGCACCTAATATGATAGTACCTGCTACAGAATCAGAAAGTAGTATCAGAGACGAAGCAAATCATCGCACTTGGAAAGCTGGCTATACAGACAGAGACGGACAACCCAAAATAAGTAGGAATGATGGTGCAGGCAAGGGAGATGTTCCCAGGCCTTGCAATAAAAAAAAGTATGATGAAAATTATGATAGAATATTTAGAAAAAGATAAGGAGTATTATTATGGCTGCAACAGGAGATGAACATTTGTGGGGATTCTTGCGGTATGCAAGGGCAAATCCATTTAATAGTTTGAATAGTGTCCATTGGGACGAAATAGATGCTATGGCGGCATTATATGCGCCGGTAAATGATACTTCTGGCGGCAGTACGAATGCGACCGACCCAGGAGTATATGATAGCACTACAGATATTCCAGGCAAGACCACAGCGAATACTGACGGTAATGGTATTGGATTTGAAAATCCAACAACTTTGCTTACTGACCAAGCATTATATCCAGAAACGCATATATTTACAGCAGTTCCTGCGTAAGGAGATAAATTATGGCAATTACAACACCTACATTAGCAGGGCCAGGTTTAATGCCTATTGCTTTATCAGGGCCATATTCGTTTAATAATGATGAAGATGATGCGAATAGTGCTGCCGTAGAATTGGTGGCAGCTCCTGGAGCTGGTAGTGCGTTATATTTAACGCATATTACAATAAGTGGTATAACCGCTGATATTGCTATTACTCTTAGGGACGAGGACGATACTGTCTTGTTCGGCCCTATCCAAATGCAGGCTGACGGTAATGGTCTTTTTTCAAAAGATTGGAAAAATGCTTTGAAATTGATTGATAATAAAGCATTAGAAGTATATGCTTCGGCTGCATCAGCTTTTACTATTTACGGTGAATACTTTATAGGTCAAAAACCAGTATGATATTGATAGGTGTACCAGTTAATAAAGATTTTACAATAGATGTACGTACTGCCGCCTATTGTTCTGCTGAAGCTATGCGACCAGGTGTCAAATGGGGTTACGTAGCTTCTCGTGAAGCTGGAGTAGGCAGAAGTACATTTGTGCATTTTGCATTGAAAAATCCAGAGGTAACTCATTTATATTTTATTGATTCTGATGTAGTTCCACCTGATGGTGCATTACAAAAGTTACTCGACCATAATTTACCTATTGTAGCAGGGATTTATCCAATGAATGTAAATGGGGAAAGAGCATGGTCATTTAAGATGAAGGGTGGGCCGGAAGACAGTTCGGAAAATAATGTATATGGTGGTTGGTTGCGCAGAGGACATTCGTTACCAAAAGATTTAATCAAGGCTACTGCAATAGGTGGTTCTACTTTGTTAATCAAAAGAGAAGTAGTGGAAAAACTAAAAAAACCATGTTTTAAAATAGTTTACAAACCAATTGATGATAAGGGCAGATGTTATGATTATGGCGAAGATGAATATTTTAGCAAAATAGCGATAGAGGCAGGTTATGATATAATGATTGACCCGACGATAATTTGTAAACATTATAATTACAAGGAGCTTTAATATGGCTATTACAACACCTGTTATTGTTGATAACGGTTTAACACCTATTGCTAAAAGCGAGCCTTGGGCAATCAATTATCATTCGGCGGATTTTGGTGGTGGTGGTGCTAACTTGAATACTGAAATGAAAGCTGCACCAGGTACTGACAAAGCCACATATATAACTCATGTAACGATGGGCTTAGTTGGTGATTCGGTAAATGATTATTTAATAGATTGCAAATTATCTTTGGTAGACGGAGCAGGTACTAACACTTTTGGCCCAATTCAGCTTCAGGCACAAGGTAATGGTCTTTTTTCAAAAGATTTTGATTCGCCTTGGAAAATAACAGATAACAAGGCCTTGGATTTGTCTGGTGTTGGTGCTGCTGGTAGTTATGCTACTGCATGTTTTGTTTACATTGAAGGATTTACAGGCCAAAAACCAATATAGGAGTATAGTAATGCCAACAATAAAAATAGAAGATAAATGTGTATTTTTTGCTGATGTTGACCAATGCACATTTCGTACAAGAACAAATGGCGATAAAATATCTTTCGAAGGGGTACATCTAAAACAAAACAGTTCTGCTGCTTTGGCTTATTTTATACAATCTGGTAAAAAACTTAAGATAATTATCAAGGAGAAATAATGGCTTTATCAGAAACAATAACTGAAACGTCAATTTGTAATATGGCGCTTGGCAAAATAGGTGCTACCAGAATTGATAATGTAGAGAATGATACTTCTCTTCAAGCCATTTTATGCCGTCTTCATTATGAACAAACAAGAGATGCGCTTTTGCGTTCTCATTGGTGGCGATTTGCTTCCGAGAGAGCAGACTTGGTTGTAAGCGGCGTTACACCTGATTTTGAGTGGGATTATCAATATCCATTGCCGGATGATTTTTTGAGAATGAAATCTGTTTATGAAAACAGGTTTTCTAATTCTAATCTTAGTTCTTATGCACTTGAAGGGACAATGCTCCTTACTAATGAATCTGAAATATCTATTCGATATATTAAAAAAATTACAGACCCGACAGAATTTGACCCAATATTTATCGAAGTTTTTGTTTTGCAATTAGCATTAAAGTTAATTGGGCCTTTGACTGGCGGTGCACCGAATTTGCAAGCCTCAATCGAAAGAGAACTTGAAATAGCGATGTCTGCCGCTCGTGCATTGGACGCTCAAGAAACAAATACTATTGGCCGGTACGATTTAGATACTTGGAATGATAGTAGATATAGATAATGAAAGTAATTGAATGGCTGGTGAAATTTATCACAATTATCTTACAAACAAGACCTTGTATGCTATCGTTTTCGCTACATCCGGCCAAGTATATTTAACGGACGCTACAGGGCCCGAAGTATGGGGTGCTGGGGGGCACGATGCTGATGATTACGATATAACTATGACAGAAACAAATGTTGGTAATAGTCAACATTACATAGGGAATTTTAATGCAAGTTTTGCTGCCGGAGTTTATCGGGTAACTATTTATGAACAAGCAGGCGCCAATCCGGCTGATGGCGATAAACTTTTGGCACACGGTATAATGTATTGGGATGGAACAGCAGAATTAAATCCTTATACTTTGAATACTCAAATTGAGGATGATATTATTGGTGCTGACGGAGATACTTTAGAAGATTTATCAAATCAGATAGATATTTTATCATCGCAAAAAAGTCAAATATTGAATATATACGATGACCGAAAATAAATTATGAATATCCCGATAATAAATTTTAATAGTGGAGAGCTTTCTCCGCTTATTGATGCGCGTTCTGATATTGAAAAATATTCGGCTGGTTGTCGAAAACTGGAAAACTTTATACCAAGAATTTATGGCATAATAGAGCGACGGCCAGGTACAAAATTTATAAAAGCAGCGAAAGGAAATTGATATGAAAATAAGAATAGGTGATAAAATAATTGAAGTTGATAATTCTTCTGGTACACCGATTGTTAAGGCAACGTCAAAAGAAATCCGTCATCCCGACGGTCGGGTTGATGTAATAGTAAAGGTTCCTTGCTTGCAAATAGCGGCAAAGAATTAACAAATAGAAAGGTAAATTTATGTTAAAAACAGTTGAATATTTAAGAAAGGATATATTATGAGTTCAGGCATTTACTCACGTTTCAAGGCAAATCTAATGAACAAAGAGGTCGATTTAGAGGCAGATACTATCAAGGTAATATTGTTAGATGATTCGCACACTTTTGCTGCTGCTAATACTGTTTTAACAGATATTAGCGGTAACGAATTACCAACCGCCGGCGGCTATACAGCAGGTGGGGCTACATTGGCCAGTAAAAGCGTTACAGAGGGAGTTACAACCAAATGGGATGCCGATGATACAGCGTGGACAGACGCGACATTTACGGCGTATCATGCTGCAATATATGATGATGACGTAAGTGACAATCTTATTTGTTCTATAGCTTTTGGTGGAGCTAAATCTGTAACTGCTGGTACATTTACTATTCAATGGGACGCAAATGGAATTATTAGCTTAGCGGGATAAAGGAGATAGGTTATGGCTACGAAACCAACGCCAGGAGCTTCTGATGGTACTTGGGGCACAGAATTAAATGCGTTTCTCGATGTATCTTTAGCTTCTGATGGCAAGATAAAAACAGAGGCTTTACAAACTGACGCTACGGCTCCCGTAGCAGACGCTGCGGTTGCCAACAAAAAATATGTAGATGACGAGATAACAGATAATACAACAATGGTACCGGCTATAACAGGGGCAGGAGCAGGTTATGCTGGCGAAGAAAGCGTTACTCTTCCTAATGGTTTAGTTATGAAGATGGGTTATATAGCCAGGTCTGGTGCTGAAACAGCTGTAGTTTTTGGCGGAGTTGGAACAGAAAACCCATTTGCCACTGCAATAGTTTCAGTGTTAGCAACTTCTTATGATGCAGGTAAAGCTGCAGTAGATTACGAACATACATTAAATACTGTATCTGTTAATGGTTTTACAATACATCAATCGTTATCATCAGTTGATGGTTTTTATTGGATAGCAATAGGTTATTAAGTGGCTCATACATTTGACAATAATTTAAGATTTACGGGGAGTACTAATCCGCTTACAAGTAATTATACTTGTGGCGCAAATGCTACACTTCTTGTTGTTGGCATAGTAACTGGTAGCTCAGCTTTACGCTCTGGTGGCGCACCCACTTATAACGGAGTAGCTTTGACTCAAGCTGATGAGACAAGACAATATGTTACTAATCCTGAAACAAGTTGTGAATTATGGTATTTAACTGCACCTGGAGTTAGTTCTGCTTATGAGATTAGTGTCCCCAATCCAGATTCTTTAACTTTACATATTCAAGTATCGAGTTATAACGTTGCTTCTGGTTATACAAGTGGTTTAGATGTTGATAGCGGTAGTTCCGGCATATCTGCAAGCCCTTCTATATCAGTTACGCCTACGGTAGATGGAGACGTAATTGTTGGAGTATTGGGTAATGGCGAAGATTTCGCCCCTATTGCTCAATCAGGCACAGAATTGAACACTACTGATAATGGCTTATATTCTGATA